TAAGTCTGCTTTCGCCTGTGCTGCCAATGCTGCTGTACTGATGGCTGCCGTTTGAGCTGCGTTCGCCTTAGCTGTAGCGTCTGCTGCTGCTGCGTTAATCGCTGCTGTCTGAGCATTGTTCGCCTTAGTAGTAGCATCGTTGATTGCTCGCTGTTCTTCGGCTGTTACGATACCGTCAGCATGAGCCTTTGCGTTTAATTCTGCTAAGTCTGCTTTTGCCTGTGCTGCCAATGCTGCTGTACTGATGGCTGCTGTCTGTGCTGCATTTGCCTTTGAAGTAGCATCAGCAGCCACATCTTCGGGTGCCTCCTCCCATGCAAGCATCGGTTTATCTCCTTCAACAACTGATACTTCTTTTGTCCAAATTGGGATACTTCCATTTGATTGATAAATAATCAAAATACCTGTTCCCTCATTCCACCAATTAGGACATACCCCACGTATCGAGAATTGCTGATAAGTAGTAGTAAGAGTAATTCCTGCACTAGCAAAAGACCCTGTGACAGAGTCTAAGAAATATATATTAGCAGCTATGTTTCTGTCGGATTTAGCCATTACTGTACCGCAGTAGGACTTCCCTCTTCTCAAAATAACAGAACTCCATGAATGACCATTTCCACAAACTTCACTGCCTGAGTTTAAGACTAAATTTCTAGTACTAATTACTAAATTATTTACAGCAGTATCATCAGTGTATTTGACAGCTTTAACCCAATCGCCCGAAACAAAACTACCTGATGAACGTGCAGTTATACAACTATACAAATCACCATTATTAAGCCATAAATCGGCTGCTAAATAAGGTGTAGTAGGTTGTGAATCGAATACAGTTCTCTTGCCATTTGCAATAGCTGTAGCCGTTCCTGCTGCTGTTAGTGCTTGTTGTGTTGCAGTGTCGGCAATAACTCCCCATTCCCATGCAGATGTTGAGCCGTTATACTGAAATCTCCAACATTTACCGTTGGAAGTATTTGTGTAAGTATCATTTGCATGTTGATTGCGTAGCGTTTCGATTGTCCACTCAGATGCGGGTGAATTTGTCAGCAACGCATCTACCTGTCTGAACCACGATATGATCTGACCGTCAATTTGTGATTGCTTATCTGCTCCTACCACATCAGCATAGTTTTTTGCTTCTAAATAGGCTGCATTTGCCTTATTGGTTGCATCTGCTGAAGCGGTACTTATTGCAGTGTCTTTTGCGGTATTAGCCTTAGTTGTAGCATCGTTTGAAGCGAGCTGAACGGCTTCAGATTTGGCATCAGCAATGCCGGCACCAACTTCTTTGTAGGTTTCGCCTGATTTGAATTGTACATATCCCTTTATTGAACCATTAGTCATATTAATTTCAAGTCCACCGCCCGAAATAACACCCGTCTTAATGTTTGCACCGTTTATAGTTGTTTCGCCGTAGGATAGCGAAATGCCGCGCACTCCATTTATTGGCGTGTGTAATAGTCCTATCAGGAGCATCCAATTAGTTCCGTCGGCATCGAACTTGGTAGCAGTTGTCGAAAAATAGATATCTCCGGTAGTACCGGTGCGGCTACATCGAGCATAAATGTACATCGCGCTACTGGCGTACTGAGTGGCAATGGTTAGACTACCTTCCGAAATTACCCATTCTTTTATCTGATCATCCACTAGCGTAAAGTGTGCTAATGTTCCCGCGCTCCAGGTTATAACTTGCGGATTGTTCAGGTAGTTGGGTTGTAGGGTACACGCAAGCTGAAACGATTGGCTTTTTGTGCCAACGCTCAACATACCTGTTTCGATAGAAGCCGGCTTTATTTTTTGAGTATCAAAATAGCCGTCAGGGTCGAACACCATATCTTTTACCTCCCTTGTGTTTTGGTAGGCCTGTAGTCGGTTTTTATTTACTTGGTCGTTCGTTACTACTACCTGATTGGTTACATTCGCCACATCGCCCGCTATGCGTTGAAGTGTGGTTTTAGTAACCGTATTGGATAGGTCGAATTGAACGTTATAGAAGTCGGTAAGTCCTTTCGTAATTTTTACGATCCGTAAACGCTCATTGATGCCAATGTTAGTGTCTACTACCGGAACGGTGTCGCCACACTCTATGTTTTGAACATGTTGTTTAGCATATACGGCACTAAATGTGGCTTTATAGTTTACTTTCGGTGTAGCATTTGAATTCAGGTATTCAAGGCCTTTGTCCTTTACTTCCAATTCGCCTGAAGTAACGTAATTGGCAGGCATCACAAGGTCAATTAATATATACTTATCGCCAACAGCTGGCTTAAGGTCGGTAGTTGGTAAGGTAAAGTCTTTTTCGCCTGTATTGGCTATGATTACATACGTTTTAGTAGTATTGTTGTACGATGCTATTTCGAAATCATATCCGGCACATTCGCCTGTATTGAAGCGGACTTTTGCTTTTGTTCCATCCAATAAACAATCATTGACATTAAAATCTAAATGACTATCGGTAAACGCAAATTCATTACCCACGGATGTGACAGTTCCTGCCGCACCTGATGATAAGCGCGGGTAAATATCCTCAAATGTTTTTGACTGTTCGATGATACCATACAACGCAGCATTAGCATGTTGCAGATAGGTATCGGGAGCGGGTAAAAGTAATTTTGTACTTCCACCCCGATAATTAGCAGCTATGTTCTTAGAACTACCAAATACATACAACCGTGTAACAATATCGGAACTGTTCACGGATGAACGTTCAATATCGTACAAAGTAGAGCCGTATTGAAGTGTTATTTCACGGTCGGTACTTATTTTCTTTAAATGTATCGTGTGGTTGATAACATGGTATTCGGTTGCGAATTCATCTGCCAACCGACCGAGTACAGTTAAGCAGTCCTCATCTGAAAAAGTAAGGTTTTTATATTCAGTACCAGGAATAACATCGCCTAGAGACCAAGTGGCTGCACCTGCTACACGGTTGAGGTTATCAATGAGCAATTGCATGAACGTTTCGGCCGTTCCTGTAAGCGGGAACTCATCAAGCGGAACAGTATCCGTATTGTCGAAAAGCATGTACATAGCTTTTGAAAGCTCGTATTTTGTTGACTGAAATACGGCATTGTATTGATAGACCCGAGTACTCAACTTTTTGACAGTTGGTATTTGGTTCATCGTAAAGTTTGAACCTTCGTAAACGATGTAATCACCTATGTTTAATTGCAAAAACGTTGGCTGCTCCCACACCAACGTTATTTGTTCTTCGCCCATTACGGCTTTGCTATAGTTCGATGAAGATAGCGGATTGTCGACTGCCAACAGGTTGGCATTATTTCGTTTAATTTGGATCATACGTGCGATTTGTTGGATTCTGTTCGAGAACTGAAATTTCGTAACTAACTATCACTTTGCCATATCTGAGCGAACGTGTTTTGTCGATACACTTAGCACCCTCGTAAAGTAAGTGTGTAGTAACCCCAATGTCTTTTACCCATAATGAGAAACTACCCGGTGTGGCAATGGCTGCAATAAATGCGTTATACTGCGTCCAAAATGCTGTATAGTCAACTGCTGCAATAATTACTTTGATGTTGAACCTACGCGGCTCATAGGTTAGCGGACTGGTAGTGTCGACATCTACACCATTCTGATCAGTATATTCATGCTCCAAGCGTTTGCGTGGAGTTGGTGGTGACATGATTTCGTTATATGAACCTCGCTTAATACCTACGCCATAAGTACTATAGGTATCAATACCGTTTATTTTCCAAAGAGTTGTCATTTTGCGTTTTCGTTAAGAAGTTCATTGACTAATTTCATTATCATCTCAGCTGATTGAGCATCTGTATTTTTTACATACGGATGTTCTTTCATATTTACTATTTCGGCCGTATCAGCGGGATTGAATGCAAATACAGGATCAATCGTTTCGCCGCCTTCAGGAACATCGGTAACCGGTTTGTCGGTATTTTTAATAGAGCACTCACAGCCCCAATCAACTGGTGGTGTATGATCTTTCCACCAAGGGTGATCCATAGGTAAAATAGTACCGTACCATTCTTTATGTGCTTCGCGCGGTTCGGCCGCCGTACTTGGCATAAATTCAAGATTTGGGTACAATCGTTTAGTGGCTTCGAATTGCTTTAATTTTGCAGCCATTCGGCTTGAACGTACCGCCATATTGTACTCTGTTTTCAACCAATTCTGATTATAATCGGCTTTAATGGTTGTGCCAAGTACCGCCTTTCTGAATTTATCGAACGAAAGTAAATTTCCATCAGCGTCGATTAATTGAGCAACAATATCGCTTGTTTGTCGGTGGTTCTTAAATGCTGAGAACACAGCTGCATTTTGTTTGAACTCTGCTATAAAAGATTCGTTCTTTTTGCCAAATTCTACGCCCGCACTTTTGAACTCTTTGTCAATAGCTTTTTGATAAGATTTATTTGATATGTCGAACAGCGGTTTAGATACAAGTGGCATCTCTTCCGGGTTAAGTTCGTATTGCGCATAAATGTCATTTAAAGCCTGATTAAACAGTTTATCAATGTTGATGCCCGCCGTATAATTCGTTGACTTGTCTGCTAAACTCAGACCTCGACTCCGCTCGGTCACCTGATTTGTTGCCCGGCTCCACATTGTCCGGGCGTCCACGAAAAAACCGCTAACCATTTCTTTAAACCATGATTTGTCAGAATCGGATAACTTGACATCTTTAGACTTTGGCGGCTTTAGTTCGGGTGGAACAGGAGCGTTGGGGTCAATAGGTGCATTTGGATCAGCAGGTGCCGGTTGTGCCTTTTTAGCAATAATGTCACCCGCTGCCGGTTGTGGTAATCCATATTTATCGTGGAAGTAATAAGCCGGTATTTCAATAATATCGCTAAGGCTTATCAGTTCATCAACGGTTAAGTCTTTAAGTGCTTTCGGGAAATTGAAAGCTCCATCCTTTACTTTGTAGCCGCGCGCTTCGAGTATAGGTTTAAATTTCTTATTCAGAATACGTTGAACAAATCGCAAATCAGCCTTATTCAATTCCTCTTCCACATCTTTATGTACCTTACTTTGACTCATGCTCGAACCATCCATAGTAGTCATTGTCTGACTCAGAATGGTGATAAGCATTAGTTCCTGAAGTGTAGTAATAAAGTCCTTATATAAACCTCCGCCTCCGCTTCCACTAATTGTAGTAGTTTCGATATCGGTTTCTTTAGGCACTATCAATGTAGCAGCTGCTCCCTGACTATCAAAAGCATCTTGCAGTTGTTTGCGTGCTTCAGTATCGTAAATAGAGTATTTACCAACGCGCTGAGGCATACCAAAGAGTTCAACCATTTGCGCCCAGTCGCCCAAGCCACCGCGCTGCAAAATAACATAAGGAGCTGCACGGTGTAGTAAACCGTATTTTGTAGAACGGTTCTTTATTTCAATGACATTTGGAGCATCAGCATACGAAATACCGTTGTCGTAATCCGATTCATTAATGGCAATAAGCTTTTTGTCTGCACGAATATGTTTACGAGGTGCTGAGTAGACATCAAAGCCGTTAGAAAAGTCGAATTCAAGAACGGTAATGAACTCAAATACTGACTTCATTACTTCCTCCAACATGTACTCAAATTCGTCAGTATCTATCAGATTAATCATCTCATCCGATTCTGTACCGTCAGCAAACTGAAATGTAAGGTCTGCTCCCTTTACCGCACGAATACGTTTTTCAATGGCATCGGCAAGAATTCCATCTGTCATCAATAACTCATACAAGTCGAACAATTCTTTATACTTACCATTATCAGCAGATTTAAGCGCGTTCGTCCATTTATCCATTGATAACAGACTACGATTAACCGGCTTTACGATGACCTGATTAATGATTAATGGTTGGTTCGTACTGCCTTTTTTGACAGTGGCTTTTACTGGTGCCATATTTTAAAAATGATTTGAGCGTTTCGGATTGGAATTGTAAATAATTGTACCTGTTTGCTGTTCTACAGGGAGTGCCGGAAGGTCGGGCATTACTTCACCTTTTTGAACTTGTCTGAGCCATGAAACTGCACGTTCGTATCTGTCTTGTCGAAGTTCCAACGATGTGTTTACGTTGCATATATTTACAAAATGCCACACCGCAATATCTTTCAGAAAAATGATAAGTAAGGCATTACGCGCTTCACCTTCCTTTGCCAGTTCGGATGTAATGTCGAAAGCATGCAGATATCCTTTTGCCTCAACAGTTGCTCCATCAATGGCAGCTTGTAGCATGGTATCATCTCCATTGCTAATAGCTTCTATTTGCTCTGCACCCAAATGGGTGGTTATTTCTTGTGGTGTGATATACATGACAGTTGATAGTTGTTAGTTGACAGTTGATAATTTCTTAGCCGGTTGAAATATGATATTTATTCCAGGCACTTCTACATTTTTATAAACAGGGTGCGAGTTCACGTGTCCTTGTGTATCGTAAAGCTGAATTCCTTTCATCTTTTCAAGATTCATAGTGCTTTTAATAGCTCCTTGATTCTTTAGCCACTGCACTTGCTTCCGGTTTACAACTCGGTACTTCCCACCAAGAAAATAGATATACGTTCGCTTGCCTTTTTGGCGTTGAGTGCCTATTGCTAACTTTTCAGCTTGCTTTATTGCTTTTACGAAATGTAGGCGATTAGCACGCCACTTGGTACGAATAATAAGGAGTTGAGTCAGTGCTTTAATTATAATATTTTTCATCGTGTGTGTTTGTTTTAAATGGGCGACCAAGTATGATCGCCCGAATTTAGAAGATTGATTAGCGACCTTTCATTACGTCAGCATAAAGCTCTGCATGCTCAGCGCAGCAAAATGCTTTATCATTGACATAGAATTCAGTTGTTTCACATACACCACCACAGTAAATGCATTCGTCCTTTTCGATGTCGCCACCTTCGGAATTTTCATCGCCTTTAGCATCTTTTCCTAATTCGGATGTATTATCACCTTCTGTAATTTCATCTGCTCCGGGTAGCGTATCGCTTTTTGTCGATTCGTCCGTTTTAGGCACCTCAATAGTGCCTGTTTGAATAAACCCTCCAGTTACATCAGTACTTTCAGATAAAGTAGTTTCGGGTTCTTTTTTCGTTTCAGAACTTTCCGTAACTTCCTCTTGAGTTGTTTGTACTTGTTCAACTGTTTTAGGGGTAACTGTTTCTGTGATTTCGGTAGTTGTTTCAGGAACTTCCGCTGTTGTTTTAGCCATCTTTTTTTGAATTAAATTATTAATAATTAAAATCGTTTGCTGTTTTTATGCTTTACTCCTGTTACTATGCTTTCGCTTGTA